CTAAAAATTCTATTATCTCTGGGTGTGACATATCCATGTATGCCGCATAACTTCCACGCCTTGTTTTACCTTGAGAGAATGCAAGTATCTCACTGTCTACAACGTGAAGAAAAGGTATTGAACCTGAAGATGCAGAACCACCTGATGTACTAACACCATCACTTCTTACATGTCCCCAGTAACCACCAATGCCACCACCAATAGATGCCAACCAAGCATTCTCTGTGTAGTGTCCTGTTAATCCTTCTCTACTATCGCCAACATAATTTAAGAAACAAGAGATAGGCATACCTCTGTTAGTACCACCATTAGATAAAATAGGTGTGGAGTACATGAACCAAAGTTTACTAGCGTAGTTGTAAATTCTTTCAGCCATCTCATCATTATCTGAAAATGCTTTTGCCGCTCTCATAAATCCATCTTGCGGTGATGTTTCTTCTGGTAATAAATACCTATCTTTTAAAGTTGTCTTACCGAAGTCAGTAAGTAACTCGTCTCTATCGTAATCAATCATCTTTTGTTTCTGTTACTGTGGGTTGTGCTTCTTTCTCAATAATAAAATCTATGTATTGTTTAGCTTTCTTTAAATCTTGTACGCCACCTTTAAATCTCCAACGAGAAATATACTTAACTACATTACCTTCGCAGTAAGACAGGTCATTCTTTGTGATGTAATCTATAGGTTCAATACCACCTTGATTGTAGTGCATTGGTTTTTTTATATCGTCCATAGTTTTACCTTCCCTGTTTTCTTATTGTATTCTCCATGTCTTAAAATGTGTGCGACCCTAGCTTGTTGTAGAGCTTCTTTTTGTGTGTAACCTTTTTCTTTGTAGATACCTTTGACTATCTTCCATAGGTCTAAAAGTGGAACATTAGTATATTTAAGAAGGAGCTTTTCTGCTGTCTTAATACCAACACCATCAATACCATCATAGCCATCTGTCTTGTCACCCATGATTGTCTGTATCATAAAGTTATAATTAGCTATCTTCTCTGGTATCTGTTCTACTGTCATACCATCTTGTGAAAGATTGCATGGTATTGTTCGCATGTCTTTATCAATGCTAACTAATATTCTTTCTTCATCACTAGGTTCAGTTGCCATAATACCCATGACATCATCTGCTTCTAGGTTAGCCCACATGACACCATTATGTTTTTCCATAATGTGTTCACGCATTGCATTTAAAACTATTGGCTTACGTTTTTCTTTACGATTACTTTTGTATGTAGGAAGAACATCTTTTCTAAAATTATTCTTATCTGTAAGTGCTACAACATAGTCATCTGCTGATAACCCAGAACCTAAATCATCTATCACTGCATCTAATTGTGAATTACAAGTAGGTAACTCTGCGTGTAATGTCCATAAGCCATCACCCCAGTTGATAGGTTGTTCATTGTTAGTTGCTATCTGGTAAGCAAGTATGTCACCATCAATTACTAATACTCTTTTCTTTTTATACATTATTTAACTATCCTCTCCTGCATAGATTTGCTTAAATTTTTTGGTAAAAATATTTCGGCTAAAGGTATTAAGACAAACCTACTACGCCAACCATCTCCACCATTTTTAAGTGTACCTATGTATTTTTTTGCTAATCTTTTTATTGTTCTAGTATCAAATATTAATCTGCAATAATCTTTGTCACCCTCTGCTAATATGTGTACCCAATAATCAGCTTTAGTTGCCATGATACCTGAAGGTTTACCATTACATTCTACTTCTATTGCAATGTTACCTGTTTTAAACCACCAGTCTCTTTCAGTTTTAACTTCTATCTTATTCTTATCTTTGTCTAATATAGATGCTAGTCTTTGTTCTCTTTCTTGACCATACTTTAGGTCAATATCAAATTTATTATTCTTCAATGTGTTCCACTCCAATCTGTGTGTATTTTGTATTCGCCTGTTAGCGGCACTCTTAATTGGAAGTGTTCACCTGCACGTTTAATACATTCGACTGCTATCTTACCAATGTCTTCAGCGTCTTGTTCTTCACACTCAACTTGTATCTCATCATGTACCCATACAACTTGTTGTGCGTTCTTAAATTTCTTAATTTCTTTGTTAAATTCTACTAGCCATCTCTTACATAGGATTGCACCTGCACTTTGTAACAATGTATTAAGTGCCGAGTAACTATTACGAACTTTGATTTGTCTTTTGTCTAAACCATTTAGATAACCACGTTCAGCCGCAGACTGTACAGCTTCTATAAGTTTATGTAATGCAGGTAAGTTATTTAAAAACCTTTTCTTAATCTTTCCTGCTTCTTTAAATGGTTTGTTTATTACTTCAGCAATTCGTTTTGTTGAGCCACCATATAAAAAGCAATAAAAGTAACGCTTCGCAAGGTCTCTACTTTCTAACCCTGCTAGTTTCTGTGTCTCTGTGTGTATGTCACCTTCAAGTGCTACTTTAGTGTACTCACCATTGTCAAACTTTGACATAAAGTGGCACAGCATGAGGACTTCTAAAGAGCTTACGTCTACGCCCACTAATCGTTTGCCTTCTGGTACTGTAAATAATTCTCTACATTCTTTACCATAAGGTGCAGACGAACTGACAACCTGTCCTAAATTTGGGTGAGAGTGACTTGCTCTTTGAGTTACACAAGAGTTTGTATTACATGTGCCATAAATTTTACCATTACGTTCATGTTTTAACCAAGCCTGTGAACCAGTAGCTATTTGTGCAATTCTTTTAGTTAATAAAAAACTTTCACACAATATTTTAGCTTCAGGATATGGAAGTTTACTAAGAATTGTATCATCTAATTTAGCTTTACCATCACTGGTAAATTCTTTTGCGTCCCAATTATATTTATCTTTTAATCTTTGTGCTACATGGTGTCTGCTTGATGGATTGAATACAGTAACTTGGTCTTTTAATCTCTTACCTGTTTTTGTAGACCATCTTTCAGTTACGATAGGTTCAAACACACCTTGTAATTCTTCAGCTAACTCTGCTTGTCTTGCTTTTAATTTAACAGACAATGCCTCTGCTTTTTCTCTATCAAAAGTAAAGCCATGTTGTTCTTGTTTAAATATTAAAGAAGCTACTTCATGTTCTAAATCCATAGCTTCTTGGGAGTAACCTTTTTCTTCTAAAACTTTATATAATTTATATGTTACTTCTGTATCTTGTTTGCAATACTCCAACATCTCTGGTGTAAAAGTTTGCCAATCTGTTTGTATCTGTTCCTTGTATTCACCAATACGATTACCCCATGCTTTTAATGAGTGTCTACCTATACAATCTTTAGGAAAGTCTTTTTTAGAAAAGTCACTTTCTTTAATGTCTGCATAAACTAATCTTGTACCCACTAATGTGTCGAAAATTTTGCCCTTAAATGTAGCGGAATATAATTTCTCTAATACAGGAATATCAAACTTAATAATGTTATGACCAATGATAAGCTCTGCTTCTTCTAAAAGTTTAATAGCGTCTTCATTGCTAGGTGTAAGTATCTCTCCTGTGTCTATGTTTTTAAGTACAATACAATGTACCTTATCGCATAGATGTAGAAATCCATTTGTTTCTATATCAAAGACGTATCTCAAACTGATACCTTCTTAATTTTTAATACGTTTACTGAAGGCATAGTAGTTACGTTACCTACGTCACCTAATGTGCCATCATCATTAAAATTAACATCACCTGCAATTACATGCACATCTTTGTCTGCTCTTAAAAGCCAACCTGCTGTAATACAAATTGTAACTTTACTTGCTTTAGCTTCTTTTAATGAAGTCCAAATTGCAGAGGAATTTATATCTTTCCAATAGCAATGCACAAATGGTGCGTCTAATATCTTTTTATTTATTGTTGGTAGTTTCATAATTAATGTGATGTTTCTAATAAGACTTCTACTTTCCACGCCGCATCTTCACCTGCTAACGCCATAGACGTTAGTGTGTCTTGCAACATGAATGCTGTCTTAATATTTCCTATTGTTATTGTTTGTGGTTTATGTGTTGATTTGGCTTTCGCCACTGCGTCTGCTACTAACCCAGACCAAAACAAAGCATCTTTCTTTTGCTTTGCAGTAGCTCTTTTAGTAGTCATCTAATACGTCAGGTGTTGTTTCTGACAGACAACCAGTGTCTAAATCATATAGCAACGTACAGGCTTTGCCTGTTTCTCCTGAAAATCTATTCTTGAGGATTGTTAAATTAGCTAATTTTTTATCTGACTTAATATCGCGAGAAAGAGACAAAATTAAATCTGATAATTGCCCAATGGAAGCCGACCCCCTAAGACTATTCATAGTAACTTCTTTGCCGTCTTCAAAACCTTTATCGCCTTCACTTCGTCTAAGATGACTTACAAGTATTACTCCTATACCTGTTTCTTCTACAAGTGTTCTTAATT